GTGAGGAAACCTTCGAGGTCATTAGTTCGCAGGCCAGCGAGGAGGCGGTGACGCTGACGCTGGGCACCAGCAACCTGTTCCACCAGAAGGTGCCCAAGTCGCGGATGATGCGGTTCCATTGCCGTTGGCAGTACCGCTCGCCAGAGTGCGGCTATGGCCTCAGCGAGGACGACCCGGCGTTCCTGCCGACTTGCGACAAGAGCCTGTCGGGGACGATGGGGTGCTACCGGCACGGCCAGAGCTACACAGACGCAGGCTTGATCCCGATCCACCCCGAGCGCTTCGGTGGCTTCCCTGGCATTCCGATCACGACGACGGGTGGCGCGATCTGATGCACTTCGATGACCTGATCGGTCGCCCGTACCGCCTGCACGGCGCGGATGAGCAGGGCATGGACTGCTCTACGGTGGCTGAGACGGTTCTGCGGCGCCTGGGCTATGATCCTCCCCCGCTAGGGCCGTTCCGCATCGCCGGATCGGCTGGGGTCCAGGGCGAGATCCGCGACTACCTGCGTGACCACAGCTACGAGTTGCTGGGGCGGGCCCTGTCTGATGCCCGCAAGGAGGGCGACCTGGTTCTGGTTGAGCCCGCACGCGGCCTGGGGCGTGGCCTGTTCGCGCTGGCCGACGCCCGCACGGGCACCTTTCTGACCGCAGACCGCCAACATGGTGTGGTCGCGGTCACGCGGGCCGCCCTGTATCGCCTGCCTCAGCGGGTGCTGGGCGTGTACCGTTGTCCCCGCGAGAGCCCCGCATGATTACCGTCATCTCCTACCCGAACCTGATGGACGCGGCGGACCGAAAGGTGCGCCAGGTCCGCTGGTCGCCCCAGACGGCCCTGGGAAGCCTTCTGCCGCCCGATTGGGCACCGGACAGGGCACAGACCCTCGCATGGGTAAACGGCGCTCACACGGCCTCCTGGGAGGCCGTGGTGGAAGACGGCGCTGATGTGGTCCTGGTGGGTGGTGCCACCGATCCCGTCACGGTGGGGCTGGTGCTTCTAAGCGTTTCCCTGATCGCTGCCGGGGCGGTGATCAGCCAGGCGCAGGAGGGCGACCAGCAGCCCTCCACCTCTGCGGAGGCCCCGGAGGGGTCCTCGACCTACGGCTTCTACGGGTTCCGCAACAACTACGACAGCGAGGGCTCGCCCCTGCCGGTGGTGTACGGCCAGATGCGGCACGCCCCTCCGGTGATCAACCAGATCATCTCGTCGGCCAACCTCGGCATAGCCCTGAGCCTGGCCCTACGGGAAAACCTCTACTCAATGTACGCCATCGGAGAGGGCCCGATCTATGGCCTGGGCGAGTACGAGGGCCCTGTGGCGACCAGCCAGGACCAGATCGACCTGGTGGGCAACGGGTCGGCGGTCAAGGGTACGGGCCTCCAGATCAACAGGCTGGAGGGCAGCAACTTCAACGCGGGCATCGAGTGGCGCACAGGCGAGCTATTGCAGGACGCCCTGCTTGGCAGCCAGGGCTATGTGGACTTCACGGACGCTGCCACGACCTTCCAGTTCGCGCTGACTCCCAGCTTGGGCACCGACGCGATCAGCGAGGCCGATGCCCCGAGTGGCTCGTATGTGCCTGGGGGCGGCAACGAGATCGTCGAGGCCGACGAGAAGCAGTATGTGAGCCAGAACACCGAGGGGCTGGCTGACGGCGCGATCTGCCAGATCGCCTTCAACCGTGGCATGGGCGACACCACGGCGCAGGACGGCACGAACCTGCCCGTCGAGAAGACCATCCGCATCCAGTACCGCGAGACAGACAGCCTCGGCATCCAGTTCGGCAACTGGGTCCTGCTGCCTGAGTATGTGGTGAGTTCGTCCATCCAGTCGCAGGTGGTGCTGGACATCCCCTTCGACTTCTACGACCCGGCAACCTTCTCGGCTAGTACGCCATCGGGCTACGCCTACCTCAGCGAGAACCCGACAAACACCACGACCAACCTGCAAGCCAACGCGGTGCTGCGTAACAGCACCAACCCGCAGGTGATCTTGCCTACCACGCAGAGTTGGCACTTCAGCGCGTGGGCCTCGCCTTATCTGTGGGACAACTACAGCGTCCCGGCAAGGAGCTTCATCTGGTCGGCCCAGAGCGGCACCCAGCCCAGCCAAGCCTTCGTGCTGGATTACTGGGGCCGCCTCCTAAGCGGCAACGGCAAGGGCATTATGGTCGGGCTGGTCAGAAACCAGGGGTGGTGGAACACCGGCCCTGGATCGGACACCTCGATCTTCTTTCATGTCCTGACCTACGACACCTCGCTGCCGAACATCGAGCAGACTTCGTGGCTGTGGGTGGTTGGCGACGAGTCGCAATACAACGGCGAAGACTGGCACCACTACGGCCTGAGCTACGACTACGCGGCGCGGGACTTCCGCCTGCACAAGGACGGTCAGCCGATCCAGTTGTGGGCCCGCGCCAACCTGCGTAGCGACCGCAGCTTCGTTAGCAACCTGGCATCGCAGTCTGTGCGTCCGCCGCTGTCGTCTGCGGACAAGTTCTTCTTCGCATCGCAAGGCAGCACTAGCTACAGCACCATCAGCGACACGGTGATGAAGCTGGGCGAGACGATGTTCATGCTGGGTGGCGGTGTGGAGCCCGAGCCCGATTGGGCCCTGCTGGGCGCCCCCGACATCGGCGTTGACCTGAACGGCGTCAAGAGCTTTGGGATCACGGCTGCGATCAACGACCCCTCGTTCCCTACGGTGCGTTCGGGGTACAGGTTCCGGCAGCAGAATGTGGCCGCTGGCGTCTACTTCTACGGCAACGAGGTCACAAATCCTCTGTCTGTGACGGAGACCGACGGCGCCGTGCGCGAGGTGAACCCGAGCGGCACGCCCCCTTTCACCGTCCACAACTACCCCGGTGGTCCCGTCACCGCCCCTGCTTCCGGCGTGCCCAAGCGGGGCTATTGGGATGTGCAGGTGTTCGTCAGCCAACCGAACGAGGCCACCAGCCAGTTTGTCAACGAGGCCACCATCGACAAGCTGACGGTCCTCAACTCGCAGGAATACAGCTACCCTGCCTGCGCTATCGCCTCGGTGCGTGTGCAGGCCAACGAGCAGGTCAACAACCGCAGGCCAGCGGTCAGCATGATCGTCAAGGGCCGCATCATCCGCACCTGGGACGGCCAACTGAACGCGGACGGCAAGCCCGAGTTCGTCTACGCTTGGACGCGCAACCCGGCCTGGGTGGCTGCCGACTTGCTGTGCAACAAGAGGTACGGCATCGGCGCCGAGGTTGGAGAAGAGGGCGTTGACTGGCCGAGCTTCCTGGAGTGGGCCAAGTACTGCGACGAGGGCGTGCAGGACGCCTTCGGTGAGCTTGATGTCTTTGGCGTAGACATCGAGGGGTATGGCGTTGATGGCACGACGCCCATCATGACCTTCTATGTGGGCCTCACCGACGATGCGGGCATCACACAGCAGGCACTACCCGAGTCTTGGATAGAGGCGCGAGTCACGCCCTCGGAATACATCTACCGCTCCTGGGTCAGCGTCGTCACGGCGCCTGGGCTCAACGCAGATTGGGTCACGCTCAACGATGTCGAAGGCGGCCTCAACGACGCCAGCAACCGCATCGGTGTGTATGCGATGGAGGTCTTCGACGCTACGGCCTCGGGTGGCTTCCACGGCTGGAACACCTACGCGCGGATTCGCACGCGTTGGAATCGAGAGGATTCGAGCGGCAACCTTCTACCGCCCTTCGGGAGCGCTATCAGCGACGAGTTCTGGGCCGACGACTACGGCCTCACCAGCCTGCTGACGCTGTCTGGCGTGGAGCAGCGCGCCTTCTGCGACATCGTCTTTGACGAGGGCAAGGAGACAGCGTGGCAGTCTGTGCTACAGGTCTTCACCGCAGGGCGCGCAATGCCCATCAAGGCTGGCAAGAAGGTCATGGCGATCATCGACCGCCCGCGCCCGGTGGTGGCGAGCTTCGGCCAGGCCAACATCGTGCCTGGCAGCCTGTCGATCACCTACACGGGCGCCAAGCAGGTCGTGAACAGCCTGGAGGGGGACATCCTCGACAGCCAGGCCAACTACCGCAAGGCGACGATCTTGGTGGACCACCCCTCCATCCAGGACCCTTCGGCCTTCGACTCGTTCCGCAAGGAGCGTGTGGACCTGCGCGGCATCACGCGGCGCAGCCACGCCATCCGCGAATGCACCTACCGCCTCAACAAGTATTTCCTGAGGCGCCGTCAGGTGAAGTTCACGGTGGGTCCCGACGCAGTCCACCTGCTGCCGGGGGATCGCTTCAGGTTCAGCCACGATGTCCCGCAGTACGGCTTCAGCGGTCGCCTGCGGGCTGACTACGGCGTGACTAACGCCTTCCCGGCTGGCGGCTCGTTCTACCAGTCGTGGAATGTCCAGGGTGGCGTAGTCATCACCAGCATCTTCACGCTGCTGTTCGAGACGACGCAGGCCGTGCCTCCGGCTTTCAGCAACAGCACGGCAGCCACGAGTCAGTTCATCTCGCTGCCTTGCCAAGCCCTGCAAGCCGGTCTTCTCAGCGCGCTGAGTGGCAGCCAGGGCGATGGCAGCGAGTTCGACACGCTGAGCGAGCCCACCACCTTCTTCGCCCAGGTGGTGGCCCTCGCCAACGCGCTGTACCCGCCCAGCCCTACGCTGGCGCCCCTTGACCAGATCATCGGGCTTTCCACCTACCAGGCTGCGTTCTCGGTGTATGTGCGCGAGGAGGCCCTCGGCAACGCCCCGATGATCGGCGTGGACTTCTACCTGTATGTGGATGAGTCGGGGGTGCCCATTGAGCATCGCAACCTGCAACTGTTTGAGTGGCAGAGCGGCTCGCTGGTGGCTGTCGGCTCAGACCCGGCGCTGACGGCCAATGTGACCAACGCAGGCGGGGGCTGGTATCGCGCTGAGGTGGTCTACACGGCCATCAACGACACCGCAGCGAGTGAGGGCGACTACATCCAGCTGCGCGTGTCGCAGTACGGCAACAGCGACACCAGCGGCCTTGGCAACTACCTCTGGTCGAGCGTGGCCCAAGGTGGCCGTGGTACGCAGTTCCTGCGCCACGCAGATCCTCTGGATGTTGAGGTCGCCAACGGCTGGACGCGCGTGAACCCGCTCAACGGGAACAACGCGGTCGAGAACACGGCCCTGGCTCCGCCTTTCTACACGGACACGACCGGCGCCTACGGCTATGTGGCACGGCTGTTCTACGACAACCTGACGACTGGAACGAAGCCCGCTGGCATCAAGCAGGCCATCAGCCTGCCCACCGGCAGCACGGTCACATCGTGGAACGGCGAGACCATCGTTGTGCAGGGGTACCTCAAGATCGGGCCCAACAACACGCGCAGCGACACGCGCCTCGTTGTCCAGGTGCGCCAGGGCAGCGCCGTGGACGCCGAGGGTCTTCTCACCGGCGACGGCATCGACGCCACCTACCAATGGAACGGTTCGGCGTGGAGTACCTCGGCCCCGACGCGCGTGCAAGCCAGCGGTGCGGTCAACAACCAGGCCTCCACGGTCACAGTCGTTCAGCAGACCAGCACGACCGCCGACCCCAACTGGGTTCAATGGACTGCCCGTTTCGACTACACGCCCGCGAGTGGCGAACTGACGGACATCACGGTTCTGGCGTACTGCACCAGCACGGGCAGCACGACTGACGAGCGCGAGGTCAACCTGTACGGCATCGAGTGCCACGGTCGTTCCAAAGCGGGGGCTGGCGCAGGGATCTACACCAAGCCGTATAGCCACAGGCGGCTGAACTACTGGGGCGCTCAGTACGAAAAGGGCAGCAGCAGCGTGAGCGAGTTCTCGGTGGGCTCTGCCCTGCGCCTGGACCGCGATGTGACGCTGGAGGCTGGCAACGAGTACGAGGTGCTGATCCGCAGCAGCTTCGAGCCCGATTCCGGTGTGGACGGCGATGCCGTGGAGGTGTTGGCCGTCGATAGCAGCCAGGTGCCTGTTTCGGGCAGCGCCACGATTGCGGCCAACAGCAACCTGACGGTGCAGACGCCGACGAAGTTTGCACCGCGAGAAGGCGACCTCTACAGCTTCGGCCTGGTCGAGCGCTCTGCCGAAGACTTCTTGGTGGCGTCGATCAGCCTGGACCCGGAGACGATGACGCGCGAGATCATCGGCGTTGAATACAACGAGGAGATCTACGACGACACCGAGTTCGGCACGCAGGGCTTGACCTCCATCAGCGCGTTGCCTGCGCTCAGTGAGGAGCAGGAAGGCATGGCCCGCTACGGCACCAGCCCCAGCGGCGACGGCTATGACTTCCTGCCGACCTTTGCGGCAGGCATCACGCCTGAGAAAGACGACCGTGGCGGCACGCAGCACCGCCTGACCTGCACCTGGAGCTACCCAGCGCGCAGCCGTGCAGCGGCCAGGTATGCGATCAGCATTGGCCTGCCCTACCGCAAGCGCATCGGGCGTGACGCCCAGGTGTTCCCGCCTGCCCGTGAGCTTGGGGTCGTGGCGGCCAAGGATACGAGTGCGGAGTTCCTGGTCACGGGCCTGACCGAGGACACCGCCTACGCTGTGTACTTCCAGCCTGTGGGCTACGACGGCAGCCGCAGGCAGCTTTACAGCAGCCCCCAGAGGATCGTCAGGGCCACCGCCATGCTGCCCCTGAGCCAGCTTCCGGCGCCCAGCGTTACGACCTACACGCGTGGCTGGGACCAGGTGTACGGCCTGACCCCGCAGCGCGGGAAGCGCCTCTTTGATCTGGTCGAGGGCCGTGTCGGTGGCTGGATCATGGGGCAGCCTGTGCTTCTGATCGACCCCGACAGCGATGACCCGGACAGCAAGCGCACGCTGGTCGGTGAAGTCAGCACGGCCACCGGCAGGACGGGCTCGCAGCTTTACCTGCGGGCCAAGACCAGCAACGGCCAGTACGGGCAACTGACCATCCAAGAAGGCACCGAGCAGCTTGTGGATGTGACCTACACGCACTCGGTCAGCAACGAGGACGACTGGACGGCGCCTGGCCTCCTGTCCATCGACCTGGACCTGGACGGCGACACGCTTATCTGGAAGGCCAGCAGCAGCGCCCTTTCGGCGCAATACCTGCCTGCCATCGTGACCTTGACGGAGTCCAAG